GCTGTACTTTTCCATCATCTCTAGGAACCACGAAGTAACATCGCGGTAATCAATCGTGTTGCCTTCACACAAACGCAGCAGGCCTCTGGTATGCCATACATCAAAAGGAACCTTGTCCTGCTCCACACGCTCCATAAAGCCCTCTTTGGGCAGCCAATACATCTGCGCGACGTGTCGCTTCTCTGTTTTGGGGTCTAGCATAAGCAAAGTGGCGCAGGTTAGATCGCCTACCTTGGACAGGTCGGCTCCACCTATGGCGTAAAAGCCGCGGAAGTTCTCCAGGTCAAAGGTTTCCTCGTTGTTCAGCTGCTCGAAGGTTAGCCATGCGTTATGCGTAGTTTCCCTAACGTTGAATTCCTTGGTTAGTACGCCGCTGCGCTCATTAGGGTTGTTCTTGGCCCGCTCCACTTTCAGCTCCAGGTCGTCAATACGCTTAATTACCCCCAGGCCAGGGTTAGCTTTAGGCCATGCGCTGGGGTCTGTCCATTCGTCCCTGCTGTCCAGTTCGTACAGGACAGGCAGGAAACTGTCGTCCTCAAATGTCCCGTCCACCACTTGGCAGGCATAGCTGTAAAGGTCGTCAAATATGGCCTCCCTAACGGTTCCTGCGGTGGTTATAGTAATCAGCAGCGGCTGCTGCCGTGCGCTCTGGCTCTGCTTCATCACATCGTACAGGTTACGGTCTTGAATGCTGTGCAGCTCATCTATAATCACACAATGGGCATTAAGGCCATCCAGGGTGTTGCTGTTCTTGGCCAGCGGCTTAAACAGGCTCATGGTAGGCTCAAAATAAAGATCACTCTTGCGCTTGCGAACGTGTCGGGCCAGGTGCTTGCTCTGCTTAATCATGTTATGGGCCTCATCGAATAGAATGGCCGCCTGGTCGCGCTTGCTGGCCAAACTGTAAACCTCTGCGCCGCCTTCTCCATCGGCCATCATCATGTATAAGGCCAGGCTGCTCATTAGAACCGTTTTCCCGTTCTTCCTTCCGCAATAGAACATCGCTTCACGGAACCTGCGCAGCCCCGTGTCCCTGTCAACGAATCCGAACAGGGCCGCAATAAACGCCTTCTGGAATAGCTCCAGCTTTACAGGCCGCCCTGCCCATTCCCCTTTACTATGGCGGCAGAAGGTTTCAATGAACCGAATGGGCTTGCTGGCCTTCTCCAGGTCAAAGACGTATCGGCCAGGGTTTTCTATTTCCCGTGTCAGTCGTTCGTATATCTGCCGCACCCTTCGGGAAACTACTACCTGCCCCGCTTCTATGGCCTGCCAATACTCCAGCACATAGTTCAATCTATTCGCCGCCTTTAATGAATTCCAGTAGCGGATCAGCGTCCCCCTGGCCGCCTGCTTTTGGCAGCAGATCAATAAGCTGCTTCAGGGTCTGGTTGTACCGTTGAATGGTTTTGTTGTAGGCCGTTAAAGCAGGGTGCTCCCGCAGGAATTCCTGCTTGCCCTGCTTGAATAGGCTGATAGGCCCGTCCGCGTTCACCTGTTCCCTTAGCTTCTGCATTGTCTGATCCATAAAAGCAAGCTCATCAAACAGGCTCTCTGCTATTGGCCGCCTATCTTCGGGTATCTCCCCCAATATCTTTTTAAGCCGCTTCAGCTCTTTACTTAGCTGCTTATATGGAATTTTGGCCATGGTATCAACCCCTATGTTTACAATGTTTACACCCTCGCCCAATATAAGTTCCCCCGTGGAGGAAAAGAAAAGCCCCGCCACCGGTTCCCCACTAGCTGGCTTTTTCTTCAGCATGGGGGGGTAGCTGCACAAGGTTCCCTTCTTCATCGAAGGCCAAACCTTCCCGCGTCGGTGAAGTGGTGAAGTGCTCCCTGTTGTGGCACTCCTGGCACAATGCCTGCAGCAGGCTCCAATTAAGCGTAACCTCTGGGTCGTTAATGTTCGCTGGCGTTAATGGCTCCTTGTGGTGGCATATCACGGCCACGCCGCCGCACCGCTCACAAACATAGTTCTGGCTTTTCAAATAACCATCCCTGCACTTAATCCACGCTTCGCTGGTATAGAAGGCCGCTGCGAAGTCCTGTGCCATTAGCCCATGCTCCTGGCCTCTGCTGCCAGCGTCATTAGAAGGGTGTCAATGGTGCGCTGTATCCTCACAGCGTCCTCACTCTGCGGGTAATACCACAGCTGCAGGATAAACTTGGCCGCCACCTTTGCCAGCTCATTTGTGCAATAGTCGTCCTCATTCATCCAGCTGTTCCCTGTCGTTATCTCCAGGTACTTGGGAATGGCCTCCACAAGCGGAATAATAATGGTGTCGTTATCTTCGCCGTCTATTCTCAATGCTTCCCTGGCTTCTTCAAGGCTTAGAATCATGCGCCGCACCTCCTTGTTCTTGTTGGTACCAAAAGGGAACCGAAGTCAGTCGGTTCCCCCTTGGCAAAAAGGGTGAGTAATGAGAAGAAGATGATTAGCTATTAGCTGGCTGCATCCATCTTCACGAAGGCCTCGGCAACCAAAGGCTGGGTGTCGGCAATAGCTAAAGCGCGGAAGTCAATCAGGCCGCTCTTGAAGCTGCTTTCCCTGCTAACTTCAATCATAATGCCGTTAGCCAGGTTCCAGCCCATGTACTTCCAGTCGCCCAGCAGCACAACTCCGTCATCCAGGTAATCATCAATGATAACCTCGCGGCCCAGGATACGGCCCACTTCGTCATTCCTTGGGTCTGGTACGAAAATGGGTCTGCCGTTCTGGTCGGTTAGAGAATAAACGGTGTTATACAGGGTGCTGTTGTTCATGGCCCACTTCGCATTTCGGCCATAACCGCGCTTCAGAAGGCCCATCATCTTGGCGAAGTCGGTATAAGCTGGAGCGTCCTCATAGCTTACGCTGTTGTCTGTCGTCCAGGTTACACCTGCCAGCACTCCCAGGCCTTCACCTTCTTCGGAACCTTGGCCATTCACAAGCTCATAAGCGATCTGCTCTAATACGCAAGTGGCCAGTTCCTCCACAAGGTACTTCTCGAACGCGTCAATGGCCGTATGCCGAACGGCTGCGCTCATGGAAAGAACCTTGATCAGCTCCAGCGGTGCGAAGGTAACGCTTGCCAGGCCCACCTTTTGGGTTTCCACGGGCTGGCCTTCCTGGTGCCTGCTTGCCCTTCCAATGGGCGTAGCAATAGGAACCTTCAGGCTGGCAGGAACATTAAACTGTCTGGCTTCGGCAATAATGCCGCCCATGTCCCTGGCCTTGGAAACAATCTCATTTAGGGTCTGCGTAGGAATTACCGCTGCGCTGTCGCTTACCACGTTAAACTGGTTAGCGCGCTTCTCTGCCAATTCCATGGCCCTGTTCCAGGCCAGCTGCTCCTGATCCATCAGCTTCTGGCCCAACAGGGTCTTGAAGAACGCACTCCTGTATTCGGCACTAGCAAACACGTTGTCATTAGTGAACCTGGGCTGATCGAAGTTCATGCCAGTAATGGGGTTAAACTGGCTGCGCTTTTCAGCCGTCTTGTCCTCCCAGTTTTGCTTTACCTGCTCCAGGGCCTCCAGCTCAATGTTCAGGGCCTCAATGTTGGCCTCTGGGTTAGAATTCACTTCGTCAATAATGGCAGCGGCCCGTTTCTCTATGTCCTCAACGCTAAAATGGCGGTAAAAGTTAAACGCCTCTTGAACAGTCTTGAATCTCATATGTCAACACTCCTTAATCGTATTCGGTTAGCCCTGATAATAAGGGCTTTTCTTGCAGGGTCGTTCAGCTTGTCCCAGGCCCCCTGTATCTCTGCCCTAGCTTCTACCGAAGTCGTAGGGTATGCAGGGAACGGAACCACGCTGCACTCCAGGATCTTCTTGATCTTGGTTATAGTCCTGGTGTTCGTCCGCGGGTCGTAATGGCTGCCGCCATCGGCCACCACGAACGCCATGCTCATGCCTGAAAGGTCGCCGCGTTTTACTGCCGTATAAACGCTGCGGCCCTCTTCTGTATCAGGCAACAATGCCACCATGCGCAGGCCTGCCTGATCTACGCTCAGCCGCATTGTTTTGGGTGTCCGCGCAAGCGGAATCCTGCTTAAATCGTGGTTGTATAGTAACCGCGTATCC